AGCATACAAAGAACGGTTTTGGAAGAAAAAATTATGGAGTTAAGAGATTATATTAAAGTTTATGACAATGTTTTACCAGCAATGGTAGTTGGAAATATGATAAGATGGTTTAATACTTGTAAATTTAATCCTGGGTTAGTTGGTGGAACCAGGCAGAATCCAGAGGGTGAACTACACGAGAACATAAGAAATGTTGAAACCAAACCATTAGTTAATTTTGGAAAAAGTTTGACAGAGGCTCATTGGTGCAACGTATTAAATAATATTTTTAGCAAAGCCATTGAACAATATAAAATGGATTTAAAAATAGCAGATCTGTCTACGGCAAGAATTACTACAATAGAGGCTTTAAAATACGAAGTAGGTGGACATTATGATTTTCATGTAGATCATTTTGCTACTCAACCTAGAACAATGAGTATGATATTATTATGTAATAATGACTATGAGGGTGGAGAACTTGGTTTTGCAAATCCAGACACAACAGGAGAGTTATTAGTTCCAGTTAGACCTAACAGACTAATAATATGGCCAAGTAATTTTTTATTTCCTCATGGTGTAAAACCAATAACAAAAGGTACAAGATATTCGGTGGTAGGATGGGCTCTTTAAAAAATAAAAAATATTGCATAGTTGAAAAATTCTTAACACAAGAAGAAACAAAACTTCTTACTGATTATTGTAGATTAAAACATAGGTTTAATTTTACTGAGTTCGCTGGTGTAGGCCAACAAAGTAAAACCATGGACTCTCATTTTTATGGGGATTACTTGATGGAGTCTTTAATGTTAAACAAAATTAATCTTATGCAAAAAGAAACAGGTCTTGAATTACTTCCAACTTATTCTTTTTGGAGAATGTATACTAAGTTTGCAGATTTACCAGCCCATAAAGATAGACCAGCTTGTGAATATAGTGTCACCGTTTGCATAGGTTCTTGTGGAACCCCTTGGCCTATCTACATGGATAAAAAATCTATAAATTTAAAACCAGGACAAGCTGTAATATATAAGGGTTGTGAGATAACACACTCTAGAAAAGAGTTTGAAGGAGATTGGCAGGCTCAGGTATTCTTACATTATGTTAATAAAAACGGACCCTATAAAGATCAGGTCAGAGATAAAAGACCTTTTTATGGAGCACCTGCAGTATGATATTTAGACAAAAAGAAGATGGATCTTGTGATATAGAGTTCTCTTGGAAAGAGAGATGGTCTTTATTTTTAAAGGGTAAAATAATATTTGATTCTGTTGGTTTAAAACACTTTTCAAATATGTTAGTTAAAATGGTCAGCGACTGGCATGAAAGATTTGATGATAAAACTAAACAAATACAGTCCTATGATTCATCAGAGTCGCCTAAAAAATAGGCTTTAAATCAAAAAAATTATACTATATAATCCTGTCGTCTAAATAGGATAACACAGCATGCTACAAAAAATAGGATTTGCACCTGGAATCAACAAACAAATTACAGCTACTACTGCTGAAGGGCAGTGGATAGATTGTGATAATGTTCGTTTTAGATATGGTAGTCCTGAAAAAATTGGTGGTTGGAATCAATTAGGAACAGATCATCTAACCGGAGCTGGTAGAGGTCTTCATCATTTCGTAAATAGTTTAGGTAGAAAGTATGCGATCATAGGAACTAACAGAATTTTATATGCATATTCAGGAGGTATATTCTATGACATACACCCTATTAAAACTACAACTACACTCACAAGTGCATTTAGTACAACTAATGGATCAGCAGTTGTTACATTAACTTTCTCATCAGGTCACGGTATTGATCCTGGAGATATTATACTATTAGATAATTTTTCTACGATTACAGATTCTAATTTTGGTGCGTCTGATTTTGATGACAAGAAATTTATGGTGACTACAACACCAACAACTACAACTTTAACTATAACAATGCCCTCAAACGAAACAGGCTCAGGAGCTACTACATCTGGTGGTATAAGAGTACAACACTACTATCCTGTAGGCTCTGCTGTCCAAGAGAGAGGTTTTGGGTGGGGTCTAGGCTCTTGGGGTGGTGAAGTAGCCGGAGCCACTACAACAACTCTAAACGGGGCTATAAATGACTCTACGACTACAATTGTATTAACTGACGCTAGTTTATTTCCAAGCACAGGAACTAATTTTATAAAGATAGGAACAGAGGAGATATCTTACACTGGTGTATCTACAAACACTTTAACGGGTGTAACGAGAGGTGTAAGAAATACTACAGCTGCATCTCACAGTGACGGTGCTACCATAACTAACACAACTGATTTCGTTGCTTGGGGTGAGGCAGCATCTGGAGACTTAGTATTAGAACCTGGTATGTGGTCATTAGATAATTTAGGTGACAAGGCTATTTGTTTAATTCACAACAATGCATGTTTTTCTTGGGACTCATCTTTGTCGAATGCGACTACAACTAGAGCGGCTATTATTACAGGTGCACCAACTGCATCAAGACACATGCTCGTATCTACACCGGATAGACACTTAGTGTTCTTTGGTACAGAAACTACGATAGGTGATATCGATACGCAAGATGATATGTTTATTAGATTCTCTGCTATTGAAGATATTAATACGTATACACCTACAGCAACCAATGACGCTGGTACACAGAGACTGGCCGACGGATCACGGATCATGGGAGCTATTAGAGGTAGAGATGCAATTTATGTTTACACAGACACAGCATTATTCTTAATGCGTTTTGTTGGTCAACCTTTTACATTTGCTTTTACACAAGCAGGCACTAACTGTGGATTAGCTGGACAAAATGCAGTAGTCGAAGTAGATGGAGCTGCTTACTGGTTTTCTGAAAATGGTTTCTTTAAATATGCAGGTGCTCTTGAATCGTTGCCTTGTTTAGTAGAGGACCACGTATACGATGATATTAATTTATCCTCTGGTAATCAAATGATATCAGCAGGTTTAAATAATTTGTTTGGTGAAATTAATTGGTTTTATCCAACTACAAATTCAAGTGTTGTGAATAGAGTTGTTACATACAACTATTTTGATTCATCCGCACAAAGACCTGTTTGGACTATAGGCACATTAGCTAGAACAATGTGGAGGGACTCTGCAGTATTTGGTAAACCTCACGCTTTAGAGTATGACGCTGATACCGATACTTCTTTTGATGTTGTTGGCAATACAGAAGGTAGAACAACATATTATGAACACGAAACAGGAACTGATCAAGTCAAAGACTCTACAACTACAGCTGTGACTGCATCAATAACTTCTGGAGATTTTGATATTACACAAAGAACTTTGAGAGGAACAACATCTTCAATACCAGATTTAAGAGGTGATGGTGAATTTATTATGAAGATTAGAAGATTTATACCAGACTTTTTATCTCAAACTGGAGATGCAAGGGTAACTTTAAATTTAAGAAACTTTTCTAATGATGCAGCAGCTAGTTCATCGCTGGGTCCATTTACTGTTACTTCTTCTACTAGTAAAGTAGATACAAGAGCCAGAGCTAGGGCCATAGCTTTAAAAGTAGAAAATACAGGGTCCGGTCAAAACTGGAAACTAGGCACTTTTAAAATAGACGTGCAAGCGGATGGTAGAAGATAATGGCAAAGATAGTACAATCACTTACTAGACCATCAAAAGAATATAATCAAGCTGTGGCTGATTCACAAGTCAGAGATCTTGATGGTGTTATACAAAAATTAAATACAACGTTTCAACAAGAACTTAAAGATGAGGTAGAAGCGTTTAACTTCTTTTTACAATAATGGCTAATAGTTTTATAAATAAAAAAGCAGACCTAACCACAACAGATCTTACAACTCTGTACACGGTACCAGCAGCTACTACAGCTGTGGTCAAATCAATTCTAGTGTCTGAAGATGCAGGATCAGGGGCTAACATAACCATAACTTTGGTTGATGCCTCTAGTAATATATTTAGTTTATTTAAGACTAAAGCTATATCTTCAAACACTACAACAGAGCTTTTAACTCAGCCACTTGTTGTTCAAGAGAATGAGATATTAAAAGTTCAGGCCTCTGACGCGAACGAGCTGCACGTCATAGCTTCAATACTAGAAATACAGCCAAGAGAGGTAACATCATAATGCAAACAATAAAGCCAGAAAAGATTATAACAACGATATCTAACTTGAAAACAGGCGAAAAATACAATACAGACGAGGAGTGGAAGGCTAAGGGCATACCGGAATCTGATATTAGAAGGGATGTTAAAGTAATCATGCCTTCGCTTGATTTGTTCCCTAAAACAAAGTAGTGTAATAAAATGGCAATAACTAGATCACAAATAGCAAGACAATTATTAGCGGAGGGTGGAGCACCTAATCCTAGAAAACCTTTTCAATCGGGTGATTTAGCTGCAAGAGATGACTCTTACGGCACTTTATCTGGTGGAGAATCTCCTGCATCTACGGGAGGAGACAATGAAATGGTCTTTGACCAAAGGTTTCAAGATATAGTTACTGCACCTGAGACAGTTGGTTTTACTCGTGGATCTGATGCAGCGGAGTTTATTAAATCAAATTTAACAAAAGGTCTTGGCCTAATTACAAAACAACCAGGTATTGGTACAACAATAGATATACTAAGAAATATTTTTCCAGACACAGGTCAAACTTATGTCCGTGGTGTAGATAGATTTGGTACAGGCGATGAGGATGAAACAAATAGATTTAGAAATAGAATAGTTCAGCCTATGATGCCCATGACACCAAAACTACCATCAGACATAGAACCACAACGAAGCGATATGCAAGAATTTGTACAAAGATTTACGCTACCAGAAAGATTTAGATTATCTGACGGTGGTATAACAGGCACAGAGACAGCTATGAAAGAAGCTAGACAAGCTTACGATAAATATAAAAAATCTGGTGGCACATTAAGTTTTAATAAATTTATAGCTTTGGGTGATGAAGGCGTAGCTAAATTTTTTGCTGAAGGTGGTAGAACAGGTTTTGAAGGCTCACCAGAATTAGCAGGTCAAGGCACTCAGACCGCGGAAACATATGGAGGTCCTCCTGGTGGAGATAATGAAGGACCAGGTTCTATAATATCTCTAGGCGGAAATGTTCCTAAAGACTCTAGAGGCGGTTTAGATATCGCGACTCTACAAAACTTAGGTTACACAGGAAAACAAATAGCAGATATTTTTAATGAGTATTACAGTAAAGATTTAGGCACAGACACTGAAACAAATGTAATAGGTCCACTAGGTAAAACTAAAGATGATGAGGGGATAGCAAGTATAGGAATGAATACAAAAAATACTCCACGTGTAACAAGTGGATACGAAATAAAATCAGGTATGCCCGGCAGTGCAGAAAATAAAAATAGAGCTTTTCAAAAAATGTTAGATGAGTATTATCCTCGAGGTTTGGCAGACGGTGGACCAATTAGACAGGCATACGGTCTAGGTAGTTTAGTTAAAAGTATTACAAAACCAGTTAAGAAAGTTTTAAAAAGCGATGTAGGTAAAGCTGCGTTAGCAGCAGCTGCTGTATACTACGCTCCAGCTCTTTTTAGTGGAACAACGGGTTTTGGACCTGGAACCACATATGGTAATTTCCTTAGAGGACCAGCAAAAAATTTTTTGTTTGGAACACCATTTAATGCACCTGACGCTGTAACTGGTGGTGCAACGAAAGGTGGTCTACTTAATTTTTTAAAATCTCCTAGAGGAGCTGCAACAGCAATATTAGGAACATCTGCACTAGCAGGAGCAATAACACCTGAAGAAGAAGTAGAAAGTTTATCAAGCAGAATATCTGATAGAACAGGTATTGATGTAGAAGCGATTAGAAAAGAAGTTCAAGCAGCTTATGCTTCTGGTGATTTATCAGGATTAAAATCTAAGTATCCATTCTTAATACCTACAGAGGCAGCAAGAGCTGAAGGTGGTCGAATAGGATTTGACGAGGGTGGTAAAGATTTATCTAGTGATCCTAATTATAGAGGATGGGTTAAAATATATGAAACAGACCCCGAGTTAGCAAAAATGAATGACAATCACGGCAGATATTTAGAGTTTTATAATTCACAAAAGAAAGCTGAGGGCGGTAGAATAGGTGCTGAAGAAGGCGGTCTTATGAATCTAGGTGGCAATGAAATGGATCTTAGAGGTGGTGGATTTGTGCCCATAGGAGTAGCAGAAAAAGCAGATGATGTGCCAGCTAGATTGTCTAAGAATGAGTTTGTATTTACAGCTGATGCGGTAAGAGCAGCAGGTGGAGGAAGTGTTGATAGAGGGGCAGATTTAATGTATAAAACAATGAAACAATTGGAAAATCAGGTAGCATAATGGCAATAACAGAACAACGAGTATTACCTCCACAGTTTATAGAAGATCTAGCAACAGATTATGGTAAGCAGTTAACAGCGTTAACGGCTCAACCTATTGATACATCTAAGATTGCACCACAAGTTGCAGCACAAGATCCTTTACAAACACAAGCAGCTACTTTAGCTCAACAAGGTATAGGTTCTTTTCAACCCTTTGTTACAGCAGCACAACAAGCAGCTACAGATTTTGGAACTGGCCTTGCACAAGCACAACAGCTTACGGGCACTGGAGCAGGAACGGGAGCAGGTTCTATTTCTTCTTTTATGTCGCCTTACCAACAACAAGTTATAGACACTACATTAGCGGAGTTTGATAGACAAAAAGAAATAGAAGAACAAAATATTAGGTCAAGACAGGCAGAGCTAGGTGTTCTTGGTGCAGGTAGAGCAGGTGTTGAACTAGCTGAGTTTGGAGCAGGAGCAGGTAGAGACAGAGCGGCGTTACAAGCAGGGTTATTACAACAAGGTTTTGCAGATGCTGCTTCTAGAAGACAACAAGATTTATTAAATCAAAGAGCGTTAGCTGGTGATCAGTTACTGGGTGGAGAGTTTCAAACAGGACTAGCTTCATTAGTTCAAGGCTTACAAGGCAGAGATGTTAGTACTTTAGGATCAGTGGGTGCTATCCAACAAGCACAAGCACAGGCTCAACTAGATGCACAAAGAGAGGCAAATAGATTAGCTGCGTTTGAACCATACGAAAGATTAGGAACATTTGGATCTGGTATTGCACAACTTATAAGTGGTTATCCTGGAAGACAAACGTTTACTTCTGTTCCAAACCCAACGCCGTTACAAACAGCGTTAGGTGTAGGTTCAACATTATCTGGAATATACGGAAACATCATGGGACCAGTGAGGATTAGATAATGAGAAGTAGAATATTAAAAAGACCAATGTTTAGAATGGGTGGTGATGTAGAAAACACAGGCATCATGGATGGTATGCGTAATAGATATGCAGAATCAGACCCACAAGGTGTACAACCTAGAAGAGATCCTATGTTATTTACACCGTCCTTAAATGATTTTTTAATTCAGTTTGGTTTAAACTTAGCGTCAGGCACACCAAGAGGTAATATTTTTGCAACAGCTGCAGAGGCAGCAAAAGATCCTTTTGCAGTGATGCAAGCTAAAAGAATGAGAGAAGGTGAACTTGAATCTGACAGAGATTTTAGAAGAGAGTTATTAGCAGAAGAATTAAAAGGTAAAAAAGAAATTGCTGAGATAGGTCAAAATATAAAAAACTATGACACGTATTTAAAATTTGGAATTGACCAATATAACGACATGGTTAAAGCAGAAAACTATGCTAACTTTATGACAAATACTAAACCACGAATAGATGCAGACTTTGGTGGTACCCAGTTTGGTGGTTTTATAGAACAAGACATAACTAAAGAAAATGTTAAAAATAAATTTATAAAAAACAATGCTGGTAAGATAGGATCAGTTTTCTTTGATCTTAACACAAACCAACTATTTCAATTAAAAAGAATTGACAACGAAGGTAATGTTGATCTAGTTCCAACTTCAATAACAAATATGAAAGATATTGAAGGCACTACAATGCCGGAAACAGAAAAAAAAGAATTAGGTTTTAAACAAACTGAATATCAAAAGGATATAGCTAGAAAAACAGAACAAGCCTTAAAAGAAAGAGAAGAAGAGAGAAAAAGAAAAGTAGATGAAAGTCTCAGAGATACTTCTTTTGATGATCTAGGTGCATAGGAGACTAAATGGCGGTATTCATTCCCCTCGAAGGTCCAGAAAAAAACAGTGACGCTAGTTGGTATACATCCATAGG